TTGTTATGAAGCTCTCTTTGCAGGATGCATGGTAGAAGCTACTATGTATATGAAAGATTGGAATACACTTCAAGTGTGGCAATCTGAATATAATAATTCAATACTAAAACTTAATAATCAGGCTAGAAGAACAAGACAGGATGATATGGCTGTAGCTGCATCTCCTGCTGGTGGTCCTGATACTATAGCACAAGGAGCATCATAAAATGAGTAGAAAAAAGAAAACTAGTAAAAGAGAAAAAGAGTCTATGCCTAAAATAAAAAAACAAGCTAAAGAATTAAAAATAAAAGCTAAAGATAAAAAGATAGCAGGTGATCCTGAATTTCTACAATCTTCTCCAACAAGAATGTCTGATCCTGAATTTGTTGGAAAACAAGTAGGAGATACATTAATGTTAGCTCCAGAGTTTATTAAGGCAATAGCTACAGGAAAAATAGATAAACCTCCAAGAATATCTAAAATGAAAACTAGAGCTATGTATCAAGGAAAAAAACATGGTGGAAAGATTACCTACAAAATGACAGGTGGTCAAGTTGTAGATGCAAGTTATGATTAGTAGAAGTAGTACTAGGCAACAAATTGAAAAGCCGGGAAAGAAAAAGAAAATAAAGAAAGTAATGGGTGAATTTAAGAGAGGTACTCTTAAAAAAGGTAAATCAAAAAAGAAAGTAACAAATAGAAAACAAGCTATAGCTATAGCATTAAGTGAAGCTAGAAAATTAAAGAAACGTAGAAAGAGGAGAAGTTAAAATGGGATTAGGTCCACATACAAGATTAGAACGTCCAGCTAAATTGGATGAGATAGTAGGTAAACCTACTGGACAAGGATTTGGTGCTGCACGTAAAGGACCATCCGTTGTAGGTAAACCTCAAGATGTAGTAGTTGATGAAGACTATGAACAAGGTAAAGCTTTTAAAATAGAAGATTAAAAATAAACGTGGAAATAATAGAAATATATACTGGTAAGGTAAAAGAAGTTGTATCTAAAAAAGAATTTATAAAAAGATATAATAAATCTGTAGATGATAAAAAAGATAATTGTAGTTTAGTAGATACAACACAAATACAACCTCAAAGAAATAATTATAAAACATTTGCTAACTATTGGAACGATACTTCGGAATACTTAAAAGAAAAATATAGGTATACTTATGGCAGTAAAAAAGAAAAAGAAAAAAAGAAAACCTAGTAATATGAAAGGTATTACTATTGGAGGAGGAGGTAAACGTCCTACCAAGTCTGGTGCTGGAATGACAAAGAAAGGGGTAGCTAAATATCGTAGGCAGAACCCCGGATCTAAATTAAAGACTGCTGTAACAGGTAAGGTTAAAAAAGGAAGTAAGGATGCTAAAAGACGTAAATCATATTGTGCTAGATCAGCAGGTCAAATGAAGAAGTTTCCAAAAGCTGCTAAGAATCCAAATAGCAGACTAAGACAGGCTAGAAAGAGGTGGAGATGTTAAAGAAAAAAACATTAACTCAAAGACAGAAAGATACTTTAAAGAAACATGCTAAACATCATACACCAAAACATATGGCTTTTATGAGAAAGGAGATGAGGGCAGGTAAAACTTTTGGGGCAGCGCATAAAGCTGCTATGAAAAAAGTTGGAAAATAATTTATGGGTAACTGTGGCAACTGTGGTCATGAGTGTCACTGTGGTAGAACTTTAAAGAAGTTCGTTGACCCTAATCAAAAAGCTATAGTGGTCTGTCAAAACTGTAGATGTAAAGAGTGTATAGAAGAAGATGAAAGGCAGTAGAAATGGCAACAGCTACCAAACGTGATCCTAAGAAGTGGGCTGCTGCTAAAGCTAGAGCAAAAGCTAAGATGGGTGGTAAGCATTCAGCAAGAGCAATGCAGTTAGCTGTTAAGTACTATAAAGATGCAGGTGGTACATACAAAGGAAAGAAAAAGAAAAGTAATAAGTTAAGTAAATGGAGTAAGCAAAAATGGAGAACCAAGTCAGGAAAACCATCGAGCAAGACGGGAGAAAGATATCTTCCAGAGAAAGCAATAAAAAAGCTATCAGCAAAGGAGTATGCATCGACCACCAGAGCAAAGAGAAAGGGGACTGCTGCCGGAAAGCAGTACGTTAGACAACCGAAGAAGATAGCTAAAAAGACAAGAAGGTATAGAACATAATGGCAGTATCAGGAACATATAACTTTAATCTAGATATAGATGAAGTAATTCAAGAAGCCTCTGAAATGATAGGAGGTGAGAATACTCTTGCAAATGAAGCTGCTTCAGCTAGACGTTCTATTAATCTAATGCTGAAGGATTGGCAGAATAGAGGAGTTCTTCTCTGGTCTACAAGTACATCTTCTTTTACTCTTACAACTTCAGTAACTAGCTATAGTCTGGATAGCAGTACTATTAATGCTCTTGAGGTTGTAATCAGCAGATCTAATACAGATGTAAAACTTACTCGTATTACTCCAGAAGAATATATGCTTATACCTGCAAAGACACAAACAGGTAAACCTAATCAATATACTATTCGTAGAGGAAGGGATAATCCAACATTATCTGTTTGGCCTATACCAGAGAACTCTACAGATACTTTAAAGTTAGAAGTTGTTAAAGAACTACAGGATGTAAATAAATCAGCTATACAAAATGCAGATGCTCCTAAAAGATTTTTACCTGCTCTAACTTGTGGGCTGGCTTACTATATGTCTATGAAAAGACCATTAGTACCAGACACAAAGATTGCAATGTTAAAGACTAACTATGAGGAAATATTAGGAAGGGCTTTACAAGAGGATAGAGAAACATCTAGTATCTATCTATTGCCTAGACTAACATTTTATAATTAATGGCTACACAAAAAAATGCACTAGCTAAATGTGATGTTTGTGGATTTGTTTATCCACATAGAGTAATGAGGTTAAATAGTTATGGATTAGTGGTATGTCCTCAAGACTATGAAGGGCAGTATGATTTAAAAAATCATCCTCAAAATAAAGTACCAAATGTAAAAGATAATCCTGCTATTCGTAATCCTAGACCTGATGATGGTGGTAGGGGAACATTATGGAATGTACAGAACAGTTGGATTACAGTTGATCCTACTACTTTAGAAGAAACACGGCATACAACAAAGTACGATGATGCCAATAGAGCTTGGGATTTGATATGACAGATTTAACAGGAAAACTAATATCGACAACTTATAAGCAGTTATTGCTTGTAAATTCTAGTACAACAAATACTGGAGTAAAAGCTTCAGCAACCTATGTTCAAACTGGAGATGGTACAAATACAGCATTAAAGGTATCTAGATCAGGAATAAATGTTGTAGGTACAGGACAGATAACAAGTGACTTAAGTGTAAATGGTGGATTAGCTGTAGGAAATAGAGTTTGTGCAAGTGCTTTCTTTGGTGACGGTTCTAATCTTAGTGGTATTACAGCTTCTATAGGTGGAGATGTATCTGTAAGCAGTCTT